TTTTTCGTTCGTGGAATGATCGGTATGTTCGGATATGCGACGAGGATATCCAAGAGAACGAGTGAGGATCATGTGAAGGCAAGACAACGAATATGTGAGTCTTGTCCGATNTANGACTTNGGGATTTGCAACAAGGATAGGGGAGGATGCGGATGTGTCCTCTACGCCAAGATCCGAGTAGAGAAAGAGAAGTGTCCCAAGGGTAAATGGGGACCAGTAGAAGCAAAGGCAAAGTAATGGGTTCATTCAACTACGACATCCCAGAAGAATACCTCGACAGCGACTTTGGTTTTACCACAGTTGACGCAGACGAATTCAACAGACAACACCAAGTAGAAGGCGACATCTCCCGCGAAGTAGCAGGTGAGGTATCTGACTCCTTGGTTGCTAAAATTTTGCAGGTCGAATCTAAGATCGATGCAGTCATTACCAAACTGAACAATCAACAAGTTTCGGGTGGGGAAGATTCAAATGTAGATCTTAGACTTGACTTGCAACGAATTGAAGAGAAGGTAGACAACATTGTCTCAATGGAAACCAACGAACTGTCCAGAGCCATTCAGGACCAAGGCGAAGGTATCCGAGCGATTATTGATGAAGTCGAGGAACGTAAGAGCGGACTCGAAAGCCAATACAAAACTAAGTTGGAAGAGGTCGAGAAGTTGGTTCTCCCTCTGATGATCAATCTAACTAAAAACGCTGATCAGGAATACCTGTACTGGCCTGATAGAGCCGAGAAGGTTCGTGACCAGATCAATCGTGTACTGACCCTTACCCGTGGCGGGTGATATTTGACAATATGAAGAAGTGAGACTAGATATATTATGCCTATACTTGATGATGCAATCCAACTAACAGAACTCAAATGCGTGACCGAGGACGGAGGACGATATTACGTCACCCCCGAAGGTCACCACTATCCTAGCACCACTACTGTAGTGAACTGGGACAAGCGGGAGTTCTTTGCCGAGTGGCGAAAGAACAACCCACAGAAGTCCAAGAAGATCCTGAACCGGGGTACTCTCGTACACCAGATGGTCGAGGATTATATTATGACTGGACTTACACAGACCAGCGAGGACGAGACAACGAACAAGATGTTCGGCAACTTGGCTTCTATGGTTGATACCCTTGACGAAATCAAAGCAGTNGAAGCACCACTCTACAGTGACTTACTGAGGATGGCTGGTCGCGTTGACTGCGTTGGTATTCTCGATGGGGAGTACTGTATCATCGACTTCAAGACTTCACAGAAGATGAAGCGAGAAGAATGGTTGACCGAGTACTGGTGTCAGGCAACTGCCTACGCTATTATGTGGCAGGAGCGAACAGGGATTGCTATCCCACGAATTGCGATTATGATGGCATCAGAGGATGGAAAGAAGAAGATCTTCACCAAGGACAGTATGGATATGGTTCCTCTTCTGAAAGAGAAGATTGATCGGTATTTCTCAGAAGATCATTGATCTGATTATCCTCCTCCGCCGGGGAGACCGTCGTCGCAGTCGCCATCGGCGCAATCCGGGCAGGATAGATTGTTGTCTACTCCACAACCTGCACAGACTGTATCGGCCTCCGCGCGGGCTCTGCAATCCCCACACGACTCGCCATCATCGCAGTCGAAGTTATAAGTTGTCCATTCACAACAACAATAATTGTAGAAGGGGTAAACAGTAACGGTTAGATGTTCAGTGCAGCATTCGCCCGAAACACTAGTGCATGGGTCACCCCCACATAAATCCCCGTGAGCGGCGCCGCACTCATCGCCTTGGTGCCAATATCCACCCAATGAGTTACAATCCTCTAGAGTCTCCATGGTGCATGCACCCTCGACACAGCAGGCCCATGGGGTGCATGGAGGTGGAGAATCAGTACATGCAGTTCCGTCACCCCTATACACAACATTTGGACCCATGCATTCATATTCATGCTCATCAGTACAACTTTCATTATTACAACATGCTCCTGTAGGACATGGATTGCCATCGCAGGGGGCTCCATTACCCAAATAGGTGCCGCTCAATATGTCGCAGTCGAGTTCAGTTATGTAACTGCACTCGCCAACAATGCAGCAGGCTCCGCTGGGTGTGTATGAAATAGCACTGTCAGATCGACGGAGAATCCAACGAGTGAATCCGGGTTTTAGACTCACGTTGCGATCCAACAGACCGTTGTTGTATCTTCGATAGTGTATGCCTTCACCGCATTCACATTACTCACTTCAAGGAAGATATTTTCTCCAGAATCAAGTCGATAATTGGTGCTAAGGAAACATGCCGTAAAACCAGTGTTCTTTACCCGAACTCCCGTTTTGCAAACCTGAGTCCCAATTATGCTTGGTTCGGTATTTGCAGTTTCGACGCCCGAAAATACTGCTGTTGGAAGATCTATACTAACAATATTCACATCTACTTGATTGCCAACATCTACGTTGCCTGTCACAGCGACTGTATCACCAGTAATAGTATGAACCCCGATCTTCACATCAGAATGACAAGATCGGATGTCTGCACTAACTCCATGAAAGATAGATGAAAGTGTGCCACCACTGACCCCAACAGTACCGACACTTACCGAGACATCGCCTGTAATAGCAATAGGACTGGTTCCGTTTGTGCTTCCTGCCACAGCAACGAATGCGTTGGAATAGATGCTATTCAGTTGTTCGATTGTGACTGGAAGGGGTCGAGTTCTCTTGATATCTTCGGGAGTCGATCCATCTGCTCCATGTGCAATCTTGACAATTTGGTAATGAGCAGAGACACCAGCAGACTCCTGATAGTCTGTGGCGATTGTTGCGCCGCCGAGTCCGGCGTTTAGTTGAACATTATCATTGACATCAGTCATAGTGTGGCGTCTCCAAAATAACGGTGTTGACAGAGTTTCTTCTACTGTATATATATTCGTATGGAAGCAAGTGAGTTTTGTAAGAAGGTTGAAGATTTGGCTGCATCAGGATCTACCGATGGATACATCGATGCAGTCTTATGTGTCTGCGAAGAGAACAGGATGGAGCCATTTGTAGGCGCCAAGTTGCTCTCCAAGCCTATCATCGAGAAAATAAAGAAGGAGGGAAAGGACATAAATCTTCTCCCAACTTCGGCTAAACTACCATTTGGGTAGTTGACACCACCCGAAATACATGGTATANTTACCGTACACATCGCACATACGATACAAGGAGATAGCGATATGAGTTTCAATGACATGCAAAAAAACACAGGAATGAACGAGGGTCTGCTGACCGAACTGAACAAGATCAGTAGCGCCTCTACAAAGAAGAGTTATCAGGATGATCGATTCTGGAAGCCTGAGCGGGACAAGTCCGGCAATGGGTTTGCCGTGATTCGATTCCTTCCAAGTCCAGAGAACGAGGACACCCCATTCGTTCGTCTGTTCAGCCACGGATTCAAAGGTCGTGGTGGATGGTTGATCGATAATTGCCCAACCACGATTGGACTCAAGTGTCCTATCTGTGAGGCAAACAACGAACTCTGGAACAGTGGAGTGGAGTCCGACAAGGACATCGCTCGCAATCACAAACGGAAGTTGTCGTACATCACGAACATTCTTGTCGTGAGTGACCCAAAGAATCCTCAAAACGAGGGGAAGATCTTCCTCTATAAGTTCGGAAAGCGGATCTTCGATAAGATTCAAGAGAAGATGCAACCTGAGTTTGATGACGAGGATGCTCTCAACCCATTCTGCATGTGGACCGGAGCAAACTTCAAGGTCAAGATCCGAGAGGTTGCTGGATTCGTGAACTACGACAAGAGCGAGTTTGCGACTGCTGAACCTCTGCTCGAAGGAGACAACGGTAAGTTGGAGGAACTCTGGAAGACCCAGTACTCCCTTCAAGAATTCGTTGCTTCTGATCAGTTCAAGTCCTACGACGATCTCAAGAGTCGTTTGGACAAGGTGACTGGTGGTGGGGGTGTCTCTGCNGCAAGAGCGTCCGCTGCTGCAACTGCGGAAGACACGGATCTTCCTGCGACTACAACAACATCAGATACTTCGAAAAGCACAGGTGCCGAGGGTGCGGATGACGCTCTCTCCTACTTTGAGAAACTTGCTTCCGAGGACTGATTCTCTTCGGGGTTTCATCCCCCGTCAAAATCCCGAAGGAAC